GGAAGGAAAGGTGAGCACGAACCTGATTTTTAAGGAGTGTCGCCAGAGTGTCGCGATGAAACGAGTGTTGGCTGTGTATGGAAAAGTAAACGCACTATCATTGATGACAACCTAAATATTTACAAAATGGAATTATCAATGGTCATATAATTACATGCCCCGGCACATAATGCTTGGGGTAAATATATTGAATGTTAATAGTTTATTCTTTCTGATATATACCCGTCGAGATCTGAAAGAATTTCGCCAGTTTCAATATCTATTGCGGTTAATATTCTATCAATATAGAAACTTCGCATGCTTTTTCTTAAATGGCACCGTGCATATATTTTTTTCTTTGAAGGGTCGTATTTTATGATAGATATATGGCGATTAGTGATTTCGCCCTTCGCATCCTGATAAGTTATATCTAACTCAATGATATCGGTACTATAACTATAGTTAGTTTGCGTTTTTTTATGTGTGGGTGCCTTTATTTTTTTAGTAGTACGAACTGGTTGCGAAGGTGGATTTTTGGATTTGGAGCTTTTAAAAACGAAAGCGGCAATAATCAGGATAGCTATTAATACTATAAACCACATATTTAACACCTAAAAACTGTTTAAAGTCAGTATGATAGAGCGGTTTCTGGAACCTGTTGAGTGATGGTGATCACATTATGAGAATGAATGACTGCGGTTGACCGCCACCATTCACTGGGGCTAATTCTTTGTGTTGCCGCAAAATCGGCACACGGGATTGGCGTCCCGGAACACTACTCAACGCATACCGCGTTAAGCAGTTTTTTTATGCGCTAAGCGCGGCTACGCCCAAATTATGGTGGGCTGTGTGAGGGCTTCTTCGGAAGCGCCGGGTTTGTGTAGCCGGTTACGCCAACCTTGCACAGTTCACCACCTGTCGATTGGCGTCGTTGGTGGTGATTGTTAACCTGATGAGGTGATACTATGACTACTCAATTAGCATTCCACAAAACGACGTTTACCCCGATTTGCCACAACAACAGAATTTGGCTTACTGCCACTGAAGTTGGTTTAGCAATGGAATATGCGGACGATAACGCAGCTAAGCGCATTTACTCTCGTCACTCAGATGAATTTACAGACATGATGATAGGAGGGGGCAAAGTGACCACCCTCGTGGAATGCAGGCGTCTCGAGTATTTAGCCTTCGGGGAGACCAACGGATCGTCATGTTCGCACGAACTCCTGTGGCCAAAGAGTTCCCCCGCTGGGTTCTGAATATTCTCGATCGAGAAGTTCAATAATCCCCAATCACAGAACAATTCACTGATAACGAACTTCTTTTTATACTGTTGATAAATGTTTTTAGGCTGCTTATACACTATATTCTTTTGTGTCTGTGAATTTATGTGGCAGCAAATTGCTATGGGGTATTTGTTGTATATTTAAGAAAATGTGATCTCGATTGTCTTTTTAAATAAAAATTAAACAAAATTATAACTCGCCGCTAAGGTTTATAAAAGTATGCATTAGCAGGTGTCAACATGAAAAAAGCCATAGCATATATGCGATTTTCATCACCAAGCCAGATGTCTGGTGATTCATTAAACCGTCAGAGAAGGCTTATTACTGAATGGCTAAAGGTAAATAGTGATTATTACCTTGATACCGTAACGTATGAAGATTTGGGGTTAAGCGCATTCAATGGAAAGCATGCACAGTCAGGAGCTTTTTCGGAATTTTTAGATGCCATAGAGCATGGCTGTATATTGCCAGGAACTACATTGCTAGTTGAAAGTCTGGACAGACTTTCAAGAGAAAAAGTCGGTGAGGCGATTGAACGCCTGAAACTGATTTTAAATCATGGTATTGATGTTATAACTCTGTGCGATAATACAACTTATAATATTGATTCTTTAAATGAACCATATTCATTAATAAAAGCAATACTTATAGCTCAAAGAGCCAATGAAGAAAGCGAGATAAAGTCAAGCCGAGTTAAATTATCATGGAAGAAAAAAAGACAAGATGCAATGGAGTCAGGTACGATTATGACGGCATCTTGCCCGAGATGGCTTTCATTAGATGAAAAAAGAACGTCGTTTGTCTTAGACCCTGACAGGGTGAAAACGATTGAGCTGATTTTTAAACTAAGGATGGAAAGACGCTCTTTGAATGCAATTGCTAAGTATTTAAATGATCATGCTATAAAGAATTTCTCAGGAAAAGAAAGTGCATGGGGGCCTTCTGTAATTGAAAAATTATTAGCTAATAAAGCGCTGATAGGTATATGCGTACCTTCATATCGTGCAAGAGGGAAGGGAATAATTGAAATCGCTGACTATTATCCCAGAGTGATATCAGATGATTTGTTTTACTCTGTGCAGGAAATTCGGCTGGCACCTTTTGGTATTAGCAATAGTAGCAAGAATCCTATGTTGATAAATCTACTGCGAACAGTTATGAAGTGCGGCGCTTGTGGTAATACTATGATTGTTAATGCAGTATCAGGAAGCTTGCACGGCTATTATGTTTGCCCGATGAGAAGATTGCATCGATGTAACAGGCCATCAATAAGAAGAGATTTGGTTGACTATAATATAGTTAATGAATTGCTTTTTAATTGTAGTAAAATCCAACCAGTTGAAAATAAGAAAGATGTTAATGAAACTCTGGAATTGAAAGTTATTGAACTTCAGATGAAAATTAATAATTTAATTGTTGCATTATCTGTTGCACCTGAAGTTACCGCTATAGCAGAAAAAATTAGAGTATTAGATAAAGAATTGCGAAGGGTTTCTATATCATTAAAAACTTTGAAGAGTAAAGGTGTAAGTACACTTGGTGATTTCCATGACATTGATTTAACCAGTAAAAATGGGCGGGAATTATGTCGTACACTTGCTTATAAAACATTCGAAAAAATTATAATAAACACAGATAACAAAACATGTGATATCTATTTTATGAATGGTATTGTTTTTAAACACTATCCTTTGATGAAAATAATATCTGCCCAACAGGCGATAAGTACTCTCAGGTATATGATTGATGGGGAAGTTTATTTTTAAATAATTAACTCTGTTTCGGAATAAATATTAAGTTAGAGAATGCTGCCACAGCTATTTAGAGTAAATTGTATATTGTTTGTTGGCTGCACATATGATTTAGATAAAAAGTAACCCACCGAAGTGGGTTACTATCATCATCCTGCGTTTTCGCATCCAGGAAGGCTGCGGTCAATAATGAGATTCCCTTCAACACGTAAACCAATTTTACCAACCAGGAATGATTGGTTAAGTTGTGTTACAACAACGTCAGTCAGACCCACAGCGCAACGGTCTTGCTCGATTGCACGATCGGCAGCAGTTTTTACATTGGGAATACCTGTTGGGAAGATGATAACAGGATAGCTATCTTCTGCAGTTACGCGTTTTCCTTTGTAAAATTTACCACCATTTAAATTATAGTTTTTTGTACTGGCTACAGTAAGGTCTGCTACACGAACGGTACATCCGGTCAGCAAAAGGGTTGCCAATGCGACAGCCAACATTTTTTTCATTATTTTTTCCTTTTGTTACACTAAAAAATCCGGCGGATTCTATCATGTGGTTCTTATCTGATCACATCATTTACCGATAAAATTCTTTTGATTTTCAATTATCAATAAGAGAAAATTCTTCTGCTGTCGGCCTGAACACCCGGCGGTGGGGTTGCGCTAAACGGGGACGTTTATGCGCACATACAATCCAAACTCTCTTCTCCCTTCACAGATGCAGAAATGCACCTGCAATTCTTTGCATCTAGCGTTTGACCTCTGCGGAGGTGAAGCGTGAACCTCCCACAAGATGGCATCAAACTGCATCGCGGTAACTTCACCGCTATCGGTCAGCAGATCCAGCCTTATCTGGAGGACGGTAAATGCTTTCGCATGGTGCTTAAGCCGTGGCGCGAGAGACGCAGTCTTTCCCAGAATGCACTCAGCCACATGTGGTACAGCGAAATCAGTGAGTACCTCATCAGCAGGGGTAAAACGTTCGCTACTGCAGTATGGGTAAAAGATGCACTCAAACACACATACCTCGGTTATGAAACCAAAGACCTGGTTGATGTCGTAACCGGTGAAATTACTACGATCCAGTCGTTACGCCATACCTCCGATCTTGATACCGGAGAGATGTATGTCTTCCTGTGTAAGGTTGAAGCCTGGGCGATGAATATTGGCTGTCACCTGACTATTCCGCAGAGCTGCGAGTTCCAGCTGCTGCGCGACAAGCAGGAGGCGTAATGGCTACACCACTTATTCGTGTCATGAGCGGACACATCTACAGAGTACCAAATCGTCGTAAGCGTAAACCGGAGCTGAAGCCTTCCGAAATACCAACACTGCTCGGATATACCGCCAGCCTGGTTGATAAAAAATGGTTGCGACTGGCAGCAAGGAGGAATCATGGCTGATTTGAGAAAAGCAGCGCGTAGTCGGGAATGCCAGGTAAGAATCCCTGGCGTATGTAATGGCAACCCTGAAACGTCTGTACTGGCACATATCCGGCTGACTGGATTGTGCGGCACCGGTACCAAACCGCCAGACCTGATTGCCACCATTGCATGTTCTGCCTGCCACGACGAAATCGACCGTCGCACGCATTTTGTTGACGCTGGATATGCAAAAGAATGTGCGCTGGAAGGTATGGCGAGAACACTGGTTATCTGGCTGAAAGAAGGGGTAATCAAGGCGTGAATACTTACTGCATCACACTACCCTGGCCGCCGAGCAATAATCGCTATTACCGCCATAATCGCGGACGCACGCATATCAGCGCAGAGGGGCAGGCATACCGCGATAACGTCGCCCAAATCATTAAAAACGCAATGCTGGATATCGGCCTGGCTATTCCTGTGAAAATCCGCATTGAGTGCCACATGCCGGATCGCCGTCGCCGTGACCTGGATAATCTGCAAAAAGCCGCTTTTGACGCTCTCACCAAAGCAGGTTTCTGGCTGGATGATGCTCAGGTCGTTGATTACCGCGTTGTGAAGATGCCCGTTACCAAAGGTGGGAAGCTGGAGCTGACCATCACTGAACTGGGAGATGAATGATGTTTGAGTCTTATATGGCAGAACGTCTTCGCCGCCGCTGGGTGTGTCTGCGCTTATATAGTTTTCCCGGTTCTGTTTTGACCGATTACCGGATACTGAAGAATTACGCCAAAACGCTGAAAGGAGCTGCCGCATGAATATCCAATATTTACAGTATGTCCGCGAGCAACTCATGGTGGCTACCGCTGATTTGAGCGGAGCAACGAAAGGCCAGCTTGAAGCCTGGCTGGAGCATGCACAATTTGATACTGGTACATATAAACGAAAGAAGCCGCGCATTCTGGATGAGGTAACTGGCAAGATGATTACGCTGGATAATCCGCCGATTTCCGGTAAACAGTCGTACGCAAAAGGTTCATCTGTCGCCTTGGTCAGTTCGGTCGAGTTTTCAACCTCTTCATGGCGGCGTGCGATTTTGTCTCTCGATGAACATCAGAAAGCATGGTTGCTGTGGAGTTACAGTGAAAATATTCGCTGGGAGCATCAGGTTGCCATAACGCAGTGGGCATGGAGCGAGTTTAAGGCTCTGTTGGGTACCAGAAAAATTGCAGGTAAAACACTGGATCGCCTGAAGACGTTAATCTGGCTGGCAGCACAGGATGTGAAGAGCGAACTGGCAGGGCGTGAGACCTATGAATACCAGGAGCTGGCATCACTGGTGGGAGTGACATCAAAAAACTGGTCTGAGACATTCACTGAACGCTGGGTTGCAATGAAGCGCATTTTTCTACAGCTTGATAGCGAAGCTTTATTGCTGGTAACGAGAACACGTTCAAAACAAAAGGCGACATTTTCACAGCAAGATATTGCAAAACTGGATTAAAAAGCATATATTTCATGTAAATCTGATATTTTGCCAATGTTGTACGCACTGGTAGTAATCCAAATTCAAGCCCGAGGTTTAAAGCCTTGGGCTTATTCTTTGAAGATAGTACACAATAATTGTGAATTTGAGCACAAATCTAATAATCGTGGTTTTGGTTCTTTCTTATCTTGATAAAGCGTTATTAATATTTTGACAGTAACGGGAGGGAACCTTAATCGTGTGATTTTCGATTTCAGGTTCAAAAACTACAGAGTCAGCTTTGTAATAAGGGAAGTAAAGGATGTACTTTGGACCGGCAAAACCAGTGATATATGTGTAGGCTTCTACTTTTGCCACCTCACCAAACCAAGTGTAACTTGAGTCGTTAGCCGTGATGCAGTCACCTTGAACATATTTTCCTTCAGAATCGGAGGCAAAGCATGCAGTGATTGTGCTGCACAGTAATAATATTAAAGTTATTTGAATTGCTTTCATTTGTTTTTCCAATGCTTTGGTTCGTTAATTTGATTTTTTTCTAGCTTTCTTCATGAGCCCTTATAGATTTTTTAATTAATCTAACTAATCATCCTTCTTTGAAATACATCCTGAATTGGTGAGTCAGAACTCAGCTTAGGATAATCAGGAAATATTGCAACTAACTCTGAAACCAACAGCGTAGACCTTTTTTATCTTTGGTCTTTGAGGGAGTTTTAACCTCGTGCTTTGTCGTTAAATTACCTCGTGAACAAACTTTCTGTCATTTAACGTCCCGGCCTTTTGTCGGCGGCGAAACATTGGCTATTCATATGCACGAAAAAGAGAGCCTTGCCGGAGCGTTCTGGCTCGTTTTGCTGATCATCGCAGGTTGGGGCGGTCTGGTCCGCTACCTGATAGATGTGAAGCAGAGTAAAGCAACGTGGAGTTGGATAAATGCTCTGGCTCAAATAGTGGTATCAGGATTCACCGGTGTTATTGGTGGCCTGATCAGCATCGAAAGTGGATTCAGTATTTACATGATTCTCGCGACAGCGGGGATTAGTGGTGCGATGGGTTCGGTTGCACTGACGTACTTCTGGGAACGACTGACAGGGGTGAAAAATGCAAAATCTTAATCCTCAGCGTAAAGCCTTCCTCGATATGTTGGCGTGGTCAGAAGGAACGGATAATGGGCGACAACCGACACGTAACCACGGCTATGAAGTGGTCAACAAAAACTGGCCACCGAGTTAGAGTTTTTCCAGTATCGATTTTCCGATTCGTTTGGGGGTAACCCACCG